AAAAGTATTAGAACTTTTAGAAATCGTATCATAATTTAAATTAATTGCAAATAATAATACTATAGTCAACCATACATACATTAATACATTTAATAAGAAATTCTCTTTGTATTCATATGCCCAATCAAATCTCAATTGATTTACATATAAGAAGAATGTTATAGTTGGAATTATTAAAGCAACTAATAAATTTCTATATTTAAAATCCATTAGAATTTTATGTTCATCTAATTTAATTATACAATATTTTAATAAAATTAAACCGATTGTTGTATCAATAATACATAAAATTAAAAATTTAAGGAAATATTTATCAAAAAATGATAATAGAACAAATTTAACTTTATCATTAAAATTATCTACTAATCTAGGATTTCCATTTATATTTTTTAAATATAACTCTTTTTTAGCAAATAATAAATCTAAAATATAACCTAATATGTTTCCAACTAAATATAGAGATATTCCTGTGCTATGTTGAATACTATACCCAAACACAACATTTAATATGTAATTTAAAATATTTGCTATAATCACTGAAGAAATTGATGTAATTTTTCCTATATTTCTTTCATCTTTTAAAAATTCTTTTAAAAAATTCATATGATTCATTCTTTATTAAAATATATTTAATAAATTTTAAAAATAAATAAAGTATTATTAAATTTAATTTACATCTAAATCAACATCCATTTCAAAATTTACATTAGCATCAAAATTTACTTTATTATTATTATCATCATCATCTTCGTCAGTATCACAAGCAGTTCCATCACTACTACTACCATCATCATCATCACTACTACTACCATCATCATCACTACTACTACCATCATCATCACCACCAGTTCCGGTTCCGACATCTATACTACCATCATCATCACCACCAGTTCCGGTTCCGGTTCCGGTTCCGACATCTATACTACCATCATCATCACCACCAGTTCCGGTTCCGGTTCCGGTTCCGGTATCTATACTACCATCATCATCACCACCATCTATTTTAGATTCATTAATTCTATTTATATACTCATTATCATAATATTTTTTGATAATATTTTTAGCAGTAGTTCCATAAACATCTACAAAATCTTTTTTTTCTGCATTAGAACCATATATTTTTCTAAAATCATCTTCAGTCAAATCTTTAATTTTTTTTAAAACATTATTTAAATCTTTTTCATCATATAATCCATACTGTGTATATTCACTTCCAAACATTTTTGTTAATTTTTTATCAGTTTTATCATCAATATTATAGGGTGTAAAACTTCTTTGATTTGCAGACCATTCATCTTGGTCTTCGTCAAAAATATTACTAAACTTAGAAGAGAATTGATTAGAAAAAATTTGTTCATCATAATAGGAACGAGGAACAAATCTATATTGTATTTTTACATTATCTTTTATTTTTTTAAATTTTTCTTCATAAATGCCATGTATAATTAATATTATTCCAAAAAAAAACATAAGTATTATTAGCAACTTCATTATTATTATAAATTAATATTTTATTATAAAATTATTAATCAATGCTTCCTAAATTAATATTATCTACATATACACCTTTAGATTGAATCCATGGGTCTTCACTATTAAATACTTTGTCATTTACTTCTGGACTTGTATCTTTATTAAAATTATCTTCTATTGTATTATCTTCTGCAATTCCACTAGAACTAATAACATTTACCTCTCCTTTTAAATCTTCCTTTACTTTTTCTACATCATCTACTACATTTTTAACATCCTTAACATCTGATACAATATCCTTAGAACCAGCAACAACATTACCAGATTCAATATCACTTACTGTATTAACAACATCCTCTACAGCATCAGAAATATCTACTACAGTTTTAGAAATATCTTCTACCGTATTTTCAACACCGTCTAATACTTCATTAACACTATCTTTAACATCTTCCTCATTTGGCGGAGATGCTTCAATATTCTTATTATTTTCTTCAGTAAGTATATTCTTATTTTTTTGTGCTTCTAACATTTCATCTTTTCTCTCATCAAATACTTCGTCTTTTTGTGTTTGGTTTTCTCTATACTTTTTCATTAGAGTATTCAATTGATCCTCGCCATAATGCTGATCGTCAATTTGGTCAGCACATGGATCCCACGGACACCAACATCCAACCTGTGCAATAAAAATATTATGATTTTTATCTTTTCTCTTTAAAACTTCGCTTCTAATTTGTGCTTCTCTTAAAGAATCATATGAACCTCTAACTTTAATACCTCTGACATTTGTTTGATATTCTACTGTATCACTAAAGTCTTTATTTAGTTCTTCTGATTTTTCCTCCATAAAATATCGATATTCATCTTGCATGTGTTTTTTATTAAATAGAAAACGATATCTATCTGCAATTGCTTGAAAACCATCAACGTCGTCTGGATATTTTTCTTTCAAATTATGAAAAAGTTCATTTACATCTTTACAAAAATTCTCTGTAAATTTAGTAAATGTAAAAACATTTTTATCATCTAACAGTTTTTCAGGAGACAAAAATGATAGACAACAATATTTTTGCCCACGAATTTCAGAATCTTCTTCAAGATAATCGCATTCACTTACAGGTATAACACTATTAGACATTTTTATATAATATATAAGTTTTATAATTTTTAAATGGATTTTTTAATAAAAAATTTAATTAAATTAAATAATTTAATTAAATTTTTTTTATCTATATATAGTATAAAAATGAATGGATTAGATGTTAGAGAAGTTGTTAAACGTATGCTTAAATATTTTGTAGAAGGTTTAGTAGTAGCGGTTGCTGCTTGGGTTATGCCCGGTCGCAAAAGTGATATGATGGATGTTATCTGTCTTGGTCTTGTTGCAGCAGCAACTTTCTCCCTACTTGACCTCTTTGCTCCTTCCGTAGGAACGAGTGCTAGAACTGGTGCTGGTCTTGGTGTAGGAGCAAATCTTGTTGGGTTCCCAGTCAAGTAAATTAACTATTATATTTTTTAAAACACACTTATTTTATATATTTATGTTCTTCTAGAATTTCTAATAACTTAGAAAAATCTTTAGAATAACTTAGAAAAATCTTTACAATTTTAAATAATTATGGTATTTTGTAGGTTTACTTATTATTGCAGATAAATTTAATAAAAAATATTTAGATTTATTTTTATATAAAATTATATATATAATTTTTAATAAATGGGAGGAAGTATTATTCAATAGCTGGTTCGCCAGTATATATAGCTTGTTTTGTAGGTTGCACTTATCATTGCGGATAAAATGATAATCCCATTTCTTCATCTGAAATTATTAGATAAATTTTATATACTTTTAATAAACTGCCAACTCAAATCGGCACATATATTTTCCCATATTAATTCTTGTTGATAAAGTTTTTCTCTAGACTTTAATAATGGAAAATACTTTATATATTCATCTTCTTCTAGAATTTCTAAGAACTTATGTAATACATAAGAGTAACTTAGAAAATTCTTTCTATTTTTAGGAGAATGTTTTATAAAGGGTCCTTGTATTTCTTTAAACATTCCTCGTAATTTTTCTTCTAATTCTGGTGTAAGTTGTGGAGTAGATTTACCAGTAATTCTATTTAGAATATATGGTATGTGTTCGTAATATTTATTTATTTTATTTTTTTTAATATAGCTCTTATTTTTTCATAATTAAGAGTTGCCATATTAGAAACTTTATTTTTTTTTAATTCCATAAATATTTTATCAAATATTTCTTCAGGTATATCAGTTGTTTCCTTACCTTGCGATTGTGATACCCATTCATTGCGAAATCCTATAACTTTCATTATAGGTCGGACTGTACCTTAAGCACTCTTAGTTTAGTTAAAACTTCATAGAGAACCGACACCCGTTCAGTCTCTGACACCGTATCATATTCTATTATAGCGAACTTAGATACTGGTAAGCGGATTGTCCAATCCTTAACATTTTTACTATTGGCTACGGTAATTAACCGTGTTCCTTTATAAAGTTTCCAATATAAAGTAGTAGTTAAGGCTCTAAGGAGATTCCCGCTACGAGGTTGTCTTGCATTAATAAAATATTATTAATACTAGGAAGTTAGACACTTTTAATGCTTCCTCTTTCACTCCAATGAGATTAAAGTGATTGATACGATTATAAGAAAAATAAGAAATTTCTTTAGGAGGTTCTTTATAACCAGGTTTTTCATTATCAGTAATAATATATTCAACAGTATTACAATCATTACAAAAAAGTATTCCATCATGACTTAATTCATTTATATTCTTAGAATTACAATAATAACATTTATCTATTTCACAAGTTAAATCATTATTTATATAATTATTATCTGTGCATGCTAAATAATTTTCCAATAAATCTGAACGATTTAGATCTTGATTAGATTTAATATTTTTAATATTATTATTAAAAAAATCAATAATATTAATATTCTTTACTTTTGATACATTATCATTATTCTCTATAGAATCATAATAACTAAACAAAATTTCAGAAGTTTTTGTTAAATAATCTATTTCTTCACTTTTAGATTTTATATTAGAAATATTATATTTTATATCAATTTCTTTTTTTTTTAAATCAAATAAAATTTGTTCATTTTTTTCATTCTTAATATTTTTATTTATTTTCTTTAGTTCTTTTTCTAGAGAATTAATACTATTATATTTTTTATTAAATGTTTCTAAAGTTTTTTCATGACAAGTATCTAAAGTATTATTGGTTTTTTCGTAATTATATCTTCTTTTTGTTTTCTTCTCTTTAGATTTTGTTTTAATAGTATCATTAATCATATAACAAGAAATAATTAACAAATCCTTATATAGATATTAGTTAAATTTTGGGTTTAATTTTATAAAAAATTTTGCGTAAAATTAATTTTAATTTAATTTATAAATTTTTTTTTTCTTTGTATATAGTATAAAATAATGGGAGGAGGACTAATGCAACTCGTAGCTTATGGCGCACAGGATATCTATCTTACCGGTAATCCCCAGATTACCTTCTTCAAAGTGGTCTACAGACGCCACACTAACTTCGCAATGGAATCTGTTGAACAAACCCTTAACGGAACTGTTGCTCTAGGAAATAAAGTTACAGCCACCATCTCCAGAAATGGAGACCTTGTAGGACGCATGTATGTTGAAGCTGCTATGAATGGTACTGGAACAACTATGAATAATAGAGGAGCAGTAATGTTAAACGAAATTACATGTGAAATTGGTGGTCAACAGATTGATAAACATTATGGTCATTGGCTTGAAACTTGGGCTGAACTTACTGAACCTAATTCAGGAGCAACAGTAGGCGCTCAAGCTGCTACAACTGGTACTAAGTTTCAAAATATGGCATGTATGGGAGGTGTTGATGCAGTAGGAGGTGTTGTAAAAGCATTTGTACCTTTACAATTCTGGTTCTGTCGTAATCCAGGTCTTGCTCTTCCCTTAATTGCTCTTCAATACCACGAGGTTAAAGTATCTATTACATTCAGTAGTCAGGCTAATTCTGATCCAACTTCTGCATCTCTTTGGGCTGACTACATCTATCTTGATACTGATGAACGTAGACGTTTCGCTCAAGTATCTCATGAATATTTAATTGAACAACTTCAGTTTACTGATTCTGGTTCTTCAACTTCTCATGATCTAAACTTCAATCATCCAGTTAAAGAACTAGTATGGACTGGTGGATGGGCAACAACTACCGGAACAATTGCGGCCCCTGCAACAGGTAATTATAAACTAGTATTAAATGGTCATGACCGTTTTGCTGAAAGAGATTCATTATACTTTACTCGTGTCCAAGTATGGCAGCATCATACAGGTCCTGGTGGTCTTGACCCTGCGGCAGTCGGTGCTGGTAAAGCGAATGACTCAATTGCTGTTTATTCGTTTGCTCTCAAACCAGAAGAACATCAACCATCCGGAACTTGTAACTTCTCCAGAATTGATAACGCTCAACTTAAATCACCAACTGATGCTTTATACATCTACGCTGTCAACTACAACGTCCTTCGTGTTATGTCGGGTATGGGCGGTCTTGCTTACTCAAATTAAATTATAGTAATTTTACAATTACTATAAAAAAATTAAAATTTGAAAAAAATTTATTTTAAAAATAATTATCTGGAATAAAATGACTGATAATTATTCAATATTACTTTGTAATGATGGTGAATATAAATCTAAGATAGAAACAAAAAATATAGTAATATATTGTAGAAGTATAATAAATAGGTTTAATTTATTATAAATTATTTTGAGAAAATAATTTCACATATCTCTTAGAATAATTTTTTAATTTATAATAAATGGGTTTAATTTATTATAAATTATTTTCTCATTATATTATATAAAACAATGGGAGGAGGACTAATGCAACTCGTAGCTTATGGCGCACAGGATATCTATCTTACCGGTAATCCTCAGATTACTTTCTTCAAAGTCGTATACCGAAGACATACTAACTTCGCAATGGAATGTGTAGAACAAACCCTTTCGGGTACTCCTTCAAATGGTGCCTCTGTTACTGCCACCGTATCTCGTAATGGAGACCTTGTCGGGAAAATGTACGTATCATCATCAACTGCTGCAATTACTAATGGTGATGACATTGTTGAACAAGTAGATATTGAAATTGGTGGTCAAAGAATTGACAGACACTACAAAGAATGGATGCAAGTTTGGGCTGAACTTTCCACACCTGATTCTAAAGCACTTGCCTACAAAAATATGACTGGTGCTCTTTCACATGGTCTTAATAAATCTGGGACTACTGGTGTAGGAATGGTACAAATTCCTCTTCAGTTCTGGTTTTGTCGTAACCCAGGTCTTGCTCTTCCACTTATTGCTCTTCAGTATCATGAAGTTAAAGTTAAAATGACACTTGGTTCCGTTTTTGGAACTGCTGGTGTAAAACTGTGGGCAGACTATATCTACCTTGATACTGATGAACGTCGCCGTTTTGCTCAAGTATCTCATGAATATCTTATTGAACAACTTCAAAGAGAAGAATCATCTTCTACTACTAATCACAAACTAAATTTCAATCATCCAGTTAAAGAACTTATATGGACTTCTGTTGCTACAAATTCATATGATACTGCCAAACTTCAACTTAATGGTCACGACCGCTTTGCTACTCAAGAAGAAGAATACTTCCAACTTCGCCAACCAATGGACCATCACACTGCTGTTCCTGGTGCGAATATTCCAATGAGTGATAGACCATTAATGGTTCAACCTAAAGTAATTGCTTATAGAGACGCAGGAACAGCAACTGGAGCTCTTGTAGCCACACTTCATAACACTGTAAGTGCAACTGTTGGAACAAAAACAACATTTACTCTATTAATTGGAACTAATTTTATTGCAAGTACAGCTGCCTCAAATTATCCCAAAGTAGGAGATTTACTAGATGTTGAAATTAGAGATCATAGTGAAATTGCAACAGGTGCTAGACGTAGAAATGTTGTAGTTCAAGTTACAAGTGTTGCTTCTCAAACTAATGGTTGGAATATAGGTGTAGAATTAGAAGATGATAATGATGCAATTGCTACTGCATTTGTAGTAGGTACTGCTGCTGATGATATGGTATCAATATCAATTGTTGCTCGTCTCCAAGACCCTCTATCCAGATGCTCTACATTTAGCAAGAAAGTTAATGTCTATTCCTTTGCTCTCAAACCCGAAGAGCACCAACCCTCAGGTACTTGCAATTTCTCCAGAATTGATAATGCTAAATTAGTTATCTCTGGTACTGCTCAAGCTTTAACAATCTATGCTGTTAACTACAATGTTCTTCGTGTTATGTCGGGTATGGGTGGTCTTGCTTACTCCAATTAAGTATCATTTTAATAAAAAATTTATTAAAATTAAAAAAATTATTTTTATAAAAAATATATTCTATATATTTTAAACTCTTTTCCAAACATTTAGAAATTTTTTACCACATCCTACTTCTAGAGGTTTAACTTTTTGATATTTTTCAAATGTTTTTAATGTTGCTAATACTAATTTTTTATTATGTCGTTTACCATGTTCTCTAGTTCTATCTCTAATTGTTTTAAAAGCAAGAGGTTGGCTAAAATCTAATTTGTCTATTTTTTCTATAACAAATTCCATTTAATAAAAAATTAATCGTTTTTTGTTTAAATCAATTTATTTCGATTTCATTTTTTCTGATTATATTAGTTTGAGTTTTTCTTTAAAAATATCATTATTGTAATTAATATCACTAACTAGACTAACTAATTGATTTTCATTTGTTTCCATATATTGTTTAATATTATACATATCAATAAAAATAAGAGAAGTTACAAAAATTAATAAAACAATTGCTACAAAATTTAATATAGGTATCATTCTTATTTATAATAATTAAATATTTTATTTATATATTATTGTAATTATTAACTGTTTCTAATGCTTTTTTATAATCTTCCATAGTTATTAGTTTTTTTGGTTCATTATTTTTATTACTACTAATTGGTAAAACACAAAATTTAGATTTTTCATTAAATAGACCACTACTTATAATAACAAATCCTGCTGTTAATAAAATAGACATTTTAAAACTCCTAGTTCCTAAATAGAAAATACAAAATAAAGTTATTCTTCTAATAATACTTAATTGTAATAATTCTTTTGTATTTTCACTTAAATCTAATACTAAATATCTACTACCAATATTAAGCATTACTATTGAAATACCGGCCAAAAGTTTATTATTATCTAATGAATTTAAATCATACATTATTTATTTAATGTTAATAAATAATATATTTTAAACAAAATTATATATATATATATATATATTTTTAAATTTATTCATTAAAATTTTTAGTTTGCATCACTTGATTATACATTTGTGGATTATACATTTGTGAATTCATTTGTTGATTGGGTGGGGGATACATCATAGGTTGTGTATAATCATTATAATAGTTAGTTCCACTATTACCACCATGAGTTCCACCATATACACTATTTGTATTTCTCATCATTAATCCGATTTGAACAAATTGTTCTAAAATAAATATAAGTAAAATGCCACTTATTAAATATAAACCTAAATCCATATAATTTTTATCACTTTCATATTTCATATCTTTAGAACTTAGTTCTATATTAGACCCCATACCGACCTTTGACCCCCTACCGACCTTTGACCCCCTACCTACCTTAGACCCCCTACCTACCTTAGACGCCATACCGACCTTAGACCCCCTACCCATTTCAGGTTCCATATCAGGTTCCATTTCAGGTTCCATTTCAGGTTCCATTTCAGGTTCCATTTCAGTTCCTGCTTTAGCTTCTAAACTCGTTCCAATACTTTCAGTATCATCATCATCTGATTCATAATTTAAATCAAGATTTACCGAACTTTTAATACCTCTATTAATAGTATTATCAAATTTAATCTCTTCATATTCGGTAGGTTGGATATTCATTAAATTATCACCATCTCTACTGATCATAGGTTTAAAATCATGGTCTGCATATAATTTATCAAAATAATCTTGTTCTTCTTCAATATTACAGTCTTTTAAATTATCTTTATTAGCTTTAATAAAGTCCTGTCTATTAGAATATAAATCATATGATTTATCAGGTGAATTTTTATCGTATTTAGAATACACCATATCGCTATCTAATCCACCTAAATTAAAGGGTTCTGCATCTTTCTGAGATTTTGAATATCTTTGAGCATAAAAATGACATGCAGATTGTTTTTTCCCCTTTTTGTTTTTTTTCTTTTTTTTATTAAAATCTTTTCCATATGCATCAGTAATTGTAGCATAAGCTGACATTTAATATTAATAAATATTTTTTATTATTAAAAACATAACTTAAATATTAATTTTTTAATTTTATCAACTTAAATCTAATATAAATTTCCCCTTACTATTATGTTTTTTAATAGAGTTTTTAAAGGGAATTTCAGTCTCTATATCATTGGTATAATAATCAATTATATTTTTCTGATAATTCATATTTTTATCTAATTCTTTATGTCTTTTATCTTTTAATAATTGAACATTTTGTAAATGTTGGGGAGTTTTAAGATATGAATTATCAATATCATTGCTATTAATATTAGTGATATTATTACTATTATTACTATTATTACTATTATGTTTATCATTAATATAAAAATCTTCATTTACTAAATTATTATTTAATGAAGAATATGCATAATAATTATAAGTTGGTATTGTATTAGGGTCATAGTTAAGAATAGGTTTAAATACAGATGAAGTATGTTGTGTTGTAGTAGGTTCTGATATATTTGGTTGATTTTCAAAAAAACCTTCTATATTATTCTTATCTTCTAAGTTGTTAAAATTAGAACTATGTGTTGGTTTATTAGAAATTCTCATTACATCTTTATTTAAATCTTTAAATTTTCTTTCATATAATTTCTTTTCTTGTTTATAATTTGTAATTTCTACTGGGTCCCAACTAATATATAATATTTTAGGAAAATAATATTTAACTAAAAATCCATTAGTCCTTAATTCTTTCATTAAATATGCAAGACATTTATTTAAATTATAAGAGGGAACTCCAAAAATATACTCGGGAACTTCATAAATTAATTTATATCTTTCTTTTAATGATGATTTTTTAATTCTTTCGTGAATTATAATTAATACTTCATTATACGATGTATTTTTTTTTTTTTTCAATTCATCAATATTTCTATATAGATCATAAATATTAATTTTAGTTGATTTCATTATTTAAAGTTATTTATATAATTATATAAAAAATTAAAGAGAAAACTAACATTATGTATTCTAATTTAGCGTTAAGTGGTGGTGCCTTACGTGGAGTTGCTCTATTAGGTGCAATAAAATATCTAGAAGAAAAAAAAATATTTAAAAACTTCAATAATTATATTGGATCTAGTGCAGGTGGAATAATTCTTTTCTTATTATTAATAGGATTTACGTCAAATGAAATTATAAATATATTAAAAGACGAATTAAAATATTTAATGAATTTAAATTTTGATAATTTAACAAACATTTCTACTAAATTAGGTATAGACAATGGTTCCAAGAATGAGAAAATATTAAGAAAGTATTTATATTCAAAAACGAATTTAGGGTCAATTACTTTTATAGAGTTTGCAAAAAAATTTGGGAAAAATTTAATAATAACTGGTACTAATTTAGATAAACATCAAACAGATTATTTTTGTGTTGATACATTTCCAGATATGGATATTATCCAAGCATTATTAATAACAAGTTGTATTCCATTTATATATGAACCAATAACATTTAATAATGATTTATATATAGATGGTGGGCTATATAGTAATTTCCCAATTGAATACTTTGAAAAAAATTCAAACGATACATTAGGTATATGTATTAATCCAGATTATTATAATAAAAATGATAATATTTTAAATTATGTAAATAATATATTGTTTTCTATGATGAATAAATTATCATATGATAATATTTATAAAAATAAAGATAAATATAATGTATGTTTAATTTCATTTAAAACAAATTGTTATAATGAAATTGGATTTTCATTAACAGAAATGGAATTTAAGATTGATGATAAAATTTTTAAAGAATATACCGAGTTTGGCTATAACGAATTTAAACAATATTTTGAAACTAATTTGAATTGAAGAATTTCTCAATTGCATCGGCAGTTCTTGGTCCTTTGAAAGGAACTTGGTTTCCATCTTCACTTACTTTCATTATTGAAGGAAATCCTTTAACATCATATTTTTTATTTGCGGCATCATCATCTTCATTAACTTCAACAGGTAAATCTAACTCTTTTAGTTTCTCTATTTCACCAGATGCTTTAAAAGATTTACAGTGTCCGCACCATGAAGCAAGATTGACGACCATACGAGAACCATCAAAACCGGTAACCTCCTCAAAAGCTTCAACATTCATACTTTTAAATGCACATTTACATCCAAAAAGAAGAAGAGTTACCATTAATACAACTATAAGTTGTCGGGTATTTATTTTTTTCATCATTTTCATAACAGATTTCATTTTATTATAAAGAAATAAAATAAATAAAATTTAATAAATTAAATTAAATAAAAAATATTGTGTTATTAAATTTCTAAAATATTGGTGTTTGATAAATCAGATGTTGATAATAAATTATTAAAAATATTATTATCAATGAATCGGGGAGTATTAATAAATAGAATTAAATTTACAATTTCTTTAAAATGTAAATTATTTGAACATTTAAAAATTTTATTAAAATCTCTATCCTTAATCATCAATATTCTACTATTATGATTTTCAAATTTATTGAAATTATTAAAGGTGCATACTGGAAATTCATCATCATTAAGTTTATTATAAATATTATCAAATAATGCTGGTTGTATTATAAAAATAGATTTGCTAATACTAAGAATTTCATAAATAGATTTAATATAATTAATAATATAATCCTCTATATTTAAAAATGTATGATTAAAATTCATTTAAATATTGGATTATATAATCTATTTAATAATAAAATAAATACTTTTAAATGAGTATATATAACTATACACCAGATTTTTTTAATTCAATTGAAAATGTTATTAAAGTAGATAATATTGATATTGATAAAAAAATAAAAAATTTAATAAAAAATTATAGTTGTTTTAAAAGTTTTAAAGTTTATAATAAATTATATAAAAAAAATAAATTTCAATCCTATCAATCTAGAATAGTAGATAAAACTGATGATAAAGTTATACTTAGTTATTTAAATAAAATAACAAATGATAATTATGATACCTTACATACTAAAATAAAAAATAATATGAGAGAAGATAATTATAAAATAATTATTGATAAATTATTATTTATTTCAATTAAACAATCTAATTATTCAAAGTTATATATTGATCTTTTTAAATCTATTATATTTGACGAAGTTAAATGCAATTATTTAAATAATAAGATTGAAGATATATTAAAAAATAAAAATGATGATTTCAAATTATTATTTGATAAGATCTCATCTGATACATATGATGAATTTTGTGATAATAATAAGGAAAAGAAATGTTTAAAAGGGAAAATTACTATAATAATCAATTTAATTAAATTTGATATTATAGCTCTTCGTAAAGATTTTTTAATGGTTGAATTAATGAAATTTACAAATTATGAAAATGAATTATTTTTGGAGATTTTACAAATTATTAATAATGTATCTGGATTAGATAAAAAAATAATTAATGGATTACAATTTTATTTAGATAATAATATTTTTAAAGGAAGAATGATGATAAAGTTTAAAATTCAAGATATTATTACGAATAAAAAAATTAAAGATTTTTAATAAAATATTTATTTTTTGTTAATTTTAATATTAGATGAAATGATAATATTTATATTTTTATCTTTTTATATATAGGTTCTATATATATCTTTTTACTATATTTATTTGTGTTATTATCAGTAATCTTTACCTGATCATTTCTATCCTTTTCACAATTTATTAAACCTCTTACAAAACTTGTAACATCATTTTCATATATATCATATATTTTTATATTTACAAATTGATTATTTAACCAATAAAGATTATTTAAAATATTATATACTGGTATTTCATAATTTAATAAATTAAATCTCATTGCACTATTTGAAAAGTTAGACATATATAACATATTGACTTTATCTTTATTAACTTGATTTTCAATATTTATTAAGTCTTGAAATCTAAAATTATTTTTATTAAGTTTAAAAAAACTATCAAAAATGTCAAAATTTAAAGTAATCATTAAGTGACTATTTGTATGACATCCACCATTTAAAATATGATTTTTACAAACTAAATATATATTTATTGTATCGTTAAGATGTATTGATAATTTACTTTTAGTTAATGTATTAATATGATTACCTTCAATATTTACTAAAAATGATTCATCCTCATTTTCAACTTGGCGGTGATACCATGTTGTTACATCTGCAATATGTGTAATTTGATAGAATATATCTTCTGATGTTTGTTTTTGAGCATCCGAACTTATAAGTATTTGCGCGTTAATGGAATCCATTATTAGAAGTTAGTTGTATGTTTTAATTGATATAACAATAATTTAATCGAAGTTTCACATTTTATTAATGAAATAATGGTTAAAATTTGAAATAATCTTATTAACTATTATAATATTAAAAATGAATCATAAATCATCTATAATTAATCAATTGACATTATTATTAGATGATAATAAGTGTAAAAATGAAAATTTTAAAGTCCGTGCTTATCAAAATGCTATAAATGCAATAAAAGAATATGACGATGAAATTACTACAGAAAAAGATTTAGAAAAAATAAAAGGATTGTCTAAGGGTAGTATTAGAAAAAAAATAATTGAATTAATAAAAACAGGAGAAATTTCACAAGTTAAATATATTGATAAAGAAATAAATATTATCCAAGATTTAACAAACGTTTATGGGATTGGTCCAAGTAAATCAAATGAGTTAGTGTCTAAATACAATATTTCATCGATAGAAGATTTAAAAGAAAAAAGTTTGAAAGATGGAACACTATTGAATGATAAACAAAAAATAGGATTAAATTATTATGAAGATTTATTAAAAAGAATACCTAGAACTGAAATGAAAAAACACGAAGATTATATTACAAATTTTATAAAAAAAATAGATATAAATAATGATTTAATATATGAAGTTACTGGATCATATAGAAGAGAATTACAAAATAGTGGAGATATAGATGTATTATGTACTACTAAAAATGAAAATACGCAATTATTTAATAAAATTATTGATAGTTTTGAAAATGAAACATATATTAAAGAAACATTAGCAAAAGGAGAAAAAAAGTTTATGGGAATTTGTAAATTATCACGATATAAAACAAATAGAAGATTGGATATGATATATACAAAAAAAGAATATTATCCATTTGCTCTATTATATTTTACAGGTAGCGGTCAATTCAATATAGAAATGAGAAATTATGCTCTATCTTTAGGATATTCATTAAGTGAATATGGTTTGAAAAAAGAAGGAAAATTTGTGGATAATAATGGACAATCATTTGAAACGGAAAAAGATATTTTTAATTTTTTAGGAATGAAATATATTAATCCAGAAGAAAGAAAAGGAGGAATTATTATTGAAAATTTAATAAAAAATATTTAATAAAAAATATTTAATAAAAAATATTTAATAAAAAAT